ATTAATTGTATTTAAAGCATTTTCATTCCAGATGCAACCAGATGCTATATCCCATCCATAATACCAAGTGGTTTCATTATTAAATCTGGCATCTGGTTGATATGGATTTATTTCAATACCATCGTATGATTTAGAAACTTCTGACCAAAAAACATCATAAGAATCGTCTTTTTTAGTGTATCGATTTGAAAACTCAAGTAATTCTTCGTAAGTTTTTATTATTAGTATTCTACCGGCGTTTACTTGTAGATTATAAATGTGATTACCTTCCCAGTCAGGCATTTCATTTCTAACCCAGTCAATCCAACTGGTACCAATAGCATACCATAAACCTCTAGGTTTTGGCCCTTTATTATATTGAGATACTGGAAATTTTAAAGGCAAAATTGTTTGTTTTGCCATTACTATTTTGTCGTCTGGTTTTATATTTGTCATATCCATAAAAAAAGCTCACCAACCAGATGAGCTTTTTTATTAACATAATTAAAGTAATATAGATTAGTATTGTAATATACAATAATCTGGTTGTACTGTCAATGCTATTTTCAATGATTCGCCGTCATCACTCCAATCAAGTGTTTGAAAATCAGCGTTGGTAATAAAAGCACCTTTGAGTGTCCATTCTTCAACTTTATCACCCACAGGACCTAATACATTAACAGTTAAATCTTTTTTATAAAAATCTTGATAACCATCACGGCCTGTTACAGATTCGTGATGTAAACGAACCCATTCCATTACAGCTTGTGCTCCAGATGGTACGATTGGGTCATATAGCTCCATTGTTATTGCTTGCCATACACTCTTTCCTTTGTAGAAAGTTTTAATATTGATGTGGTCAAGTTCTTTAGCTGTTTGATCGATTTTAGGTCTATCTACCTTTTTGATTATAAACGATGGTATACCGTCACAATAAAGTATGTGTCGATTTACGACTTTTGGTTCGAAAGCTGTGTAAAATATTTCTGATGGATTAAGTAGTTCTGCCATACAATTGTTCCTTTAGTTATGTTATATGATATAAATATAATAAAAGAAAAGTAATTGTCTTTTTTTTATATTTTATGTTGATAAATTTTTATCAAGTAATGTTGTTATTGTATCTCTAATCTTTGAAATATAGCCATTTTTTCTTAAAAGTTTAAACACAATATTTTCTACGCTATATTCTCCGCCACTTACTAATCCTGATTGTCTCATGTCATACAATCTTCTAACCAAACTTTTTAACTTTTCTATGTTCTCAGTTTCAATTGAATTGTTTATTGTGTTCTTTAGTCCATCGTACTTATTTTTAATTGCTATTTTATCAAGAACAGGCGGTTCGTACTTAGGCTTTGAAATCCATTCATTATTTTTTAAACTATAAATTGATTGGCTTTTATTTTCTTCGTCAATGTCTTGAATATAAACTTCTACTGGATGTTCATTCACATAAATATTATGAGCGTTATTCCACTTATTTTTAAGCCCGTCAACATATTTTTTTACCAATTCTTTATTTTCATCAATGTTATCAAATTTTATTAACAGATGTAAGTCTAAATCACTAGAAGGTGTCCAGTTATATCCTGCACTACTTCCTAATAGTAGAATATCTTCAATAGGAGCAGTTAATTCAGTTTCTTTATAAAACTCATCTGAAATCTTTAATAACTTACTTAGTACCTCTGGTTTTAGTGTATCACCATCCCAAATCTCAGGATTTAAAATACTGTTATAAATTCTATGACTTTCTTTTACTCCTAAAATTTGTTTTAACTTATTAATAGTATCTACTGAATTTGTATGTAATATTCCTATGCCACCAGCATCAATAAAGTCTTGAATGTTATCTTCTCTGTCATCTACTAAAATCGATTCAGGAGAAGCATATTTAGCTTTATCTAGTCTTTTGTCAACTAGATTTGGGTGCATATCAATGTTTTTATCTTTTAACCACTGTAATTTCCCCACTTTTGTTTCTTTCTCTGGAGCATGACTCAATATTTCAGATGGAAATTCTTTAACAAAATTAAAAAGCAATTTACCATCTTTTGTCCAAGGCATATTTCTATAAAACTCAGGACTGTTTTGGTTAATATCAGCTTTTCTTTTTTCTTTGCCATGTTGACTGTCATAGTACTCAACTGGAACGCCGAATATATTTTCGAAGTATCCAGCCCAATCAGCTATAACACCATCCATGTCCAAATATATTTTGTATTTACTATCTATCATTTTTCTATAAATATAAAAAATATAACACTGTTTAAGTTATTTTTTAATAAATAAGTGGTATATTATCTTGCCAAGCTGAGCGCTGAATTTTCTAACTCTATATTCAGGCATTTCCCAGAAAAAAGCATGTGTTATTTCTTCTATCAACACATTTAGTTTTCTTCTATTTTGCAGCTGCTTACCTATATAAATCTTAGCTTCATCACTTTCTGGGTCAAAACACCAACCATCGGCTGTTTGTAAGTTTTTGAATATTATTGGAATTATGTGTTTTAGATGTGTTTCAACACAAAGTTCACTTTTACCACTTATCTCTGTATCATTATAAATTTTGTTGCCACTATTATTTATAATTTTACGCTTAGCACGCTTAGCAGCACCGGTTTGTGGTTTAATATTTTTTTTACTGCCCATATACTATAAATATAAACAGAATGAAATTAAAAGCAAAGCATAACACAACTTATGCATGCAGCGCTTATACTTTATTTATTTAGGATGTCAAGAAATTTTAATCCAATGCCTACAGATAAATCTAATTTTATTTTTTCGGATTGGTAAAATGATTGGAATTTTTCGTAGAAAGAGAGTTCATTTGGCAGAAACCGAGGATTAGTTTCTGCCAAAGACTCGTAGAATTTGTTATCATCATAAGGCTCAAATTTTGCCTTCATGATAATAAATATGTATTACTCTTTCTTAGATGGTGTAAATGTTCCGTCTTTAATATTAAGAACACCATCACCATACTTATCACTAAGTGATTTTAATAGATTGGATTCTTCAGTTTGAATTTCATTCCAACTTTCAAAAACTTTTTTTCTTTGTTCTGCAAGATTTTCTAGCTGCTGTTCTAAATCAGTTTTTGTTAGTTCAACTTGACCCAATTCAAATATTCTCTGTTGATATTTAACCTGAAGCTCATTGATTTGCTTCATTTCCTCTTCTGTAAATGTAACGTTACTTTCTTCACTCATACAGCAATATATATCTTTTTATATAAACAATTTATTTTTTTTATTTACTATTTATATCAAAGCATATGAAATTCAAAAATCTATATAGCGAAATAGCATTCCAACAGAATTTTAAAGAAGATGATGTCATTAGTTATAATGATAGAGAATGGCGAATTATTAAATTCTTAAATGATAAAACTGTATCTATTCAAGACATTATGTCTGGAGGAATATTTGATGTGGATATATCTTCACTACAAGACGCTGAATTAATTGACGAAATAGATAACAGTAATTTAACACCTATGGAATTAACTGAAACTACAGTAGTTAGTAAGTTTTTAAAGTATCATTTGTCTAACAGACTATCTTTATCAGATTCAATATTTAGAACATATAGCGAGTCATATTTTGAATTATTAGAAGAAGTTAGGTCATTATATAAAGAAAGTAAAATTAAATTATGTAAGTTAGATACAGAGTTGGTAGAAAGTGATTTAGGTAAAACTGATACATATGAAGGAAGAACTGTTTATTTAGATGCGCCGATTGAAGAAGAAGAAGATTTATTTATGGAAGCTGAGTATAAGGGAAAAAAAGTTAGCTTGAATAAACCTTTTAGAACAAATGGTGGACCAAAGAAATATGCTGTTTATGTCAAAAATAAAAATGGTAATGTTATCAAAGTATCTTTTGGAGATCCAAACTTAAAGGGAAATTGGAATGACAAAGCAGCACAAAGAAGTTTTGTAGCTAGACATAAATGTAGTCAGAAAAACGATAAAACAAAAGCCGGTTATTGGAGTTGTAGAATTCATAAAATGTTAGGCAATCGAGGAACTGGTAAATATTGGTAATATGATAAGATTTCATAAAATTTTAAATGAATTATTTAATAAAATACATCCGTTTCAAAAAGTTGGTTCTTATCCACATGAAGTAAACTATAGGTTCACAGCCGACAGCGGACAAATCTATGATGTAAATTTTACAGACCCTGGTGAAAACAAATTATGGCAAGTAGAATTTTATATCAAAGGAAACGATGGTAATATTATTAATCCAACAACTCCTTTACTGTATAGTCTAGATGTAACTGGAACAGGAGACCAATTTAAAATATTTTCAACTGTTGTACAAATAGCAAAAGAGTTTTTCAAAGAGTATCATAAAAATGTAAAGGCTATTAGTTTTACAGCAAAAGAACCAAGCAGAAGAAAACTATATCAACATATGGTTAAAAGACTATCATCTGAAAATAATTTAGATTATAAAATAATATCACCCATCGATGATGACGAAAAATATGTTGTTTATCCAAGAGGAAAATGGGACTCAATTAAAAAAGGTTATGAAAAAGCCATATAAAGAAACTAAGTTAAAGAAAAATAAAGTTATTCGAGAATTTTCATCAAAAACATCTTCTTCGGAGTTAGAGTGGCATTTAGATAGAGAAGACAGAATAATCGAAGTATTAGAAAATAAAGGTAGGTGGAAAATTCAATTAGATAACGAATTGCCCGTTTTATTAGAAGACACTTTTTTTATACCAAAAGAGACATATCACAGAGTTATTAAAGGAGATAAACAAAGTAATTTAATTATTAAAATTACAAAAAACCCTATGATTTTTCTTTCCTAAACAAATATAAAACTGTCCATATAATAAGTGGTGCGATTAGTATATACCAAACAAAATAAAAAGTATTAGATTTTTCAACTTCATTTTTTTCCTCCAAAACTTCTTCGGAAATAACTTGTTCATCTATATCAGTATCATCATTTTTAATTTGTTCTACCTCAATATTTTTTTCAACCAATACTTCATTTGAACTAGGACTAAATATTACAGAAGATTTGCTTTCTTTTGTTTCAGTTTTTTGTTGTTTAACTTTTTCTTCTTTAACTTTATCTTCTTTTTTTGAATCTTTTTTTGGCTTTACTTCAACAGGTTTAATCTTTTGATTTTCTCTATCAACTTCGCTTTTTAATCGAAATACATGGGGGTTTGTTGGATCTCTAACCAAGTCTTTTTTATTTAAAACGCCAGTAGATTCAAACGTAGTAGAAGGTATAGTACAGCCAGCTGAAATAATTATTAAAAATAATATAACCAGTTTATTCATAAAAATCTATTTTACTGTGGAACTCCCAAAATAAAAACCTACAATGGCAGTTAATGTTTGTCTAACTTCGGGTATCATTAAATATCCATCAATTCGAATAAAACTAGTTTCTGGATTGCCACCAAATAACCCAAATAACCATTGTCTAGTAAAAGTGTCTACTTGTACATATATAGGCTCGTTCACTAAAGATAGTATAAAAGGAGCAATAATTACACCAAAAAGTGTACTTACAACAATCAATCTGCGAACCCATCTACCAGCATCAATAGAAACTCTCTCAACAGCAGCATTTCTAGAATCTTCTAATGCTTGATTTCTTTTAAGAGCCATTTCGAAATTTTGTTGTCTTTCTTTAGCTCTTTGTGCCATGTATTTGAAAATAAATCCAGTTATACTTCCAGCAGCCATTGATATTAATTCAAATGGAATCATATAATATAAATATTATATATATTTTTAAATTGACTAATTTGCTTATATGAATACAATAATATTGTGAAAAAATCTGTCTATTGTAATACATCTTTAATTTATCTAAAAGCTATAAATAAATCTGTAGCACGTAACATAATTGAAAAGAATCATTACACGCATGCATGGAGTAGTTGTACAGTTGTTTATGGTATTTATAAAAAACAAAGCGATGTTAATGTATTTTTTGACGGATTGGATGATAAATTAATTGGGGTAATTGTTTACGGAAATGCTGTTGGTAGAAATGCTAGCACCAGTATCAGTCCATTATTAAAAAACGAAAATGTGTTTGAATTAACACGACTCTGGATCGAAGATGGTCATGGCAAAAATATAGAAAGTTATTCAATATCAGAAAGTTTTAAACTTCTAAATTTAGAATATCCAGATATTAAATGTATTTTAAGTTATGCTGATAATGAAGCCGGACATACTGGTATAATTTATCAAGCTACTGGATTTTTATATCAAGGTGACAACTATACTGATATTGCTATAATGCCAAATTATAGCGTAAGTTTATCTAATAATCCACATAAATGGATACATAGTAGAAGTGTTTATGCTAGATGGAAAACACATAATGTTGATAAATTAAAAGAACGAATTGGCAAAACTTTTTGGCGAAAAAAAGAAAGTGGTAAACACAGATATATAAAATTTATAAGTTCTAAGATTGAAAACAAAAAACTTAAAAAATCATTGAAACATCAAATATTACCATATCCAAAAAATACATTGTTTAATGAATTAATAACAGAACACACTGTAAATAATAAAACAATCTTTTTTTAAAAATATCTTGAACTAAAAGCATTATAATTTTGTTGCACTTCGTTGGCCGACAATGATCTGTTATACATTAGAATATTTGATGCCAATCCGCCATAAAAAAAATTCGTATTAGAATATGTAATAAATTCTTTTCCAATTATTAAATCCGGCGTACCTCCACTTATAGTGCCAATTGTTGCTGGATTGGATATACCAGGAGTTGCACTAAGTATTTCCCCATTAGTATAAATGGTAACCGTATTACCATTTCTAGTTATAGCAACATTAGCCCATGTATTAAGATTAATTCGTGCTGAAGTATTTTTGACAATGGAAGTTGAGTTTATATAAAATTCGGCGCGGAAGTGGTATTGCATAGTATAGGAAATAGAATAGACATGATTAGAGTCCCCCCAGTCTCCCATAGCAATCAATCCGCTTTGTATTTTTTGTGGTTGAAACCATGTTTGAATTGTAAAATTAGTAGTACGAAAATCTAAAGATGCGTTATATGGAATTGTCATGAAATTGGAGGTTCCATTAAAATCAAAATACCCGTTTGAGTTATAAGTAGCACTATTTATTGTGGCATCATTATTATTTGATGTTAAGTCATACCAAATATTTCCTGTTCCAGAATAACTATCTGCATTCGCGGCATCTAGATACAAAACTAAATTGTTATCTTCAACTATATTAGGACCTGAGCTACTTGGTCCATCCCCAAAGTTTCCATTCGGTGGGACGGGTGTATCCCAATCTGG